TCAAAACGCAACAACGTTGAGAAGTTTGTGTATGTGAGTAGTAGCATGGTCTATGGTGACTTTGCTGATGATGTAACAGAGGATGCTGAGTGTAAGCCTCAAGGTATGTACGGTATTATGAAACTAGCCGGTGAATGGCTAGTGAAAGATTATCATGACAGAGGGGCATTTGATTATACTGTCATACGTCCTAGTGCGGTGTACGGGCCTTGTGATGTAGAAGACCGTGTGGTGTCAAAGTTTCTTTTGGCAGCGTTACGTGACGAAACTATCATGGTAAATGGTTCGGAAGAAACGTTAGACTTTTCGTATGTTGGCGATGTGGCTGATGGCATTGTAGCAGCTACGTTGTCGCACAATACAGCCAACAAGTGCTATAACGTCACGAGAGGAGCTTCTAGGACACTATTAGAAGCAGCAGAGCTAGCAGTTAAAATTGCAGGCAAGGGTACAATTGAAGTTAGGGACAGGGATTCGTCCTTTCCTAGCAGGGGAGCATTGAATATTGATGCTGCTAGACAAGACTTTGATTTTGACCCTAAGGTTGATATAGAAGAAGGATTTCAAAGATACTATGAGTATCTTCGTAGTTCCCCATTTTGGAAGGATAAAATTAAATGAGCGATTTAGAAACTGCCTTAAAAACGCATGATTGGACTTTGGCTGGATATAAATCCAGAGTTAATGTAGACAAGTTGATGAAAGAAAATCCTGAACAATCATCGGCGCTATGGGAACAATATTGTCCGTGGTCTGATACTAACGGCGGATTACTTGAATGGTGGGCAAAAAATGATAATTCCGCATTTCGGCCTAGCAAGACAGTATAATAACCTTCAAGATGAGTTGCTAGACGCAACCCATGATGCCTTAAAGGAAGGGGTGCTGATTAATGGCCCCTACACTGCCGCATTAGAATCATGGCTATGTAATTACACAGGCTGTAAGTTTGCTACAGTCACTCACAGTGGAACTCATGCACTAGAATTTATCGCAGGCTATCATTACGATTTGTCATTTTTAGCAGGGGAAGAAGAACCACCGCGCATTCGCATTCCAAACTTAACTTTTCCCGCCACGTTGAATGCGTTTGTCAGTACAGGATGGGACGTTGAACTAGTTGACACGGACAATAACGGATTGTTTAAGTTTGATGATGACTATGAAGATGGTTTTAACAGTTACACCTGCTTTGTAGGATTGTATGGTGCTAGCCCAAATCGTAGCTTCTATTCTAATACAATCGTAGACGGTGCGCAGCACTGGTTAGCAGTAAACCAACATCAAGTCGGTGATGCTATGGCTATCAGTTTTGATCCTACTAAGAACTTACCGAGTAGCGGCAATGGCGGCGCAATAGTAACAAATGATCAATCACTGTATGATTGGGTAAATGTCATGAAGAACAATGGCAAGTTTGAACATTACTATCCCGGCACTAACAGTAAGATGAGTGAATTAGAATGCGCCCATTTGTTGGTTAGGTCCAAATATATTGATAGATGGCAAAATCGCAGAGAAAAAATACGAAATTACTACTTGGATAGATTTGAGGATTTGCCTTTTAGATGTCTCAGTGAACCTTTTGATAAACATGCCGATCAAAAGTTTGTTATCTACACCCAAACTCGAAATGAGCTACATGAGTATTTACACGGTAACAAAATTGAATCTAGGATTCATTATCCTCAGGCATTAAGTGAGTTACCTATTGCCAAAGATATTATCAAAAAGCCAGACATGATAAGCACCAGCATAGCATTGTCTCGCGGGGTGTTGAGTCTTCCTATCTATCCCGAACTTTCGGATAGTGAAGTAGAGGCGGTTGCAGACACGGTTTGTAAGTTTTTTGATAAATAATACGTTATGAACATTTACTGGATACTCACCCTTCTCCCCGTATGGATCATTCACTCAGTATTAGGACTGGGTGTACTAGGTCTATTGATTGCATTCTTTGTGCAACGCATTCCATTCGTCAAAACATATGGATATATGATTAAGATTGTGTCTTCAATCTTGTTAGTGTTGGGCCTATTCTTGCAAGGTGCATTAGCGTATAAAGAAAGCACTGCACTCGCAGTAGCAGAGCTTGAAGCTAAGTTAGCTAAAGCGGAAGCAAAATCACAGAAAACCAATGTAGAAATTGTTGAGAAGATCGTCACTGATACACAAGTCATTCGCACCAAAGGCAAGACTATTACTGAATATGTTGACCGCGAAGTTATCAAGTACGAAAACAAATGTCCACTTCCTACTGAGGTAATCCGCGCACACAATGCTGCTGCTACGATGGATCCTAGTAAGCTTGAAGGAGACAAGAAGTGAAGAAATTAATGCTTCTCCCGCTTGTTCTACTATCAGGTTGCAGTATTACAGCAGTTCCAGTAACACCTAATTTTCCAGAGGCTCCGGCAACATTACAAGAAAAATGTGCTGATTTAAAAGAAGTTGCTGAAGGTGCTTCACTCACAGAATTCACTAAAATAGTAGTAGAAAACTATATTCTATATCACGAATGCAAAGTCAAAGTTGAAGGTTGGAACGAGTGGTATACTAAGCAAAAAGCTATTTTTGAAGAAGCTACCAAAAAGTAATCTTGAGTCTAGTATGATAAATACTAGATAACAACGGAAGATTACTATGTCCACCCAAGAAATTATTAATATTGGTACACTACCTAACGATGGTGAAGGTGATCCGCTAAGAGTAGCGTTTGGCAAGATCAATAATAACTTCGCTAACCTTTTCCCTACCGCAATCAATACTAGCAGCTCCTACTCAGTTGGAGACGCTCCTGGACAATTGATATTTGAAACTGATGCTAACACATTTACCCTAGGCCAATTTTATGTATATGCGGCTGACCCTACTGGCAACAATAGCCAAAGTATGCAACTAAACGCACAAATCAATCAAGATCTAGATGATGCAAAGTTTAGTGCAGTAGGTACCTCAATATTTGGAAATGCATTGACTACTTACAGTATGCAGGTAGTGGGAGGTAATGTACAATTACTTGCAGACCCAATTCAAGATACGACTATCTTTCACTTCATAGGTTCTCAGATTATTTGGACAGGTGCTAATGTTGCCGGCTTATTGCTGGGAATAGATGGTTATGTAGATTCAGTAATTTCTACTGAAAATGCCTTGAATGTTGAAACTGAACAGTCATTCTAATGAGAGCATATGAGTTCATAACAGAATCGGTTACTGATGGGTTAAGTGTTGCATCCTACGCACTACCGAATACCTATGTCATTCCTGAATTGAAAAATAATGACTTCTATGAATTGTATAGATTCGGCGTAGCAATTGCAGATGTTCGTGGAACAAGCGGCCCCGATGACGGTGTTCAAAATGAGTTCAAACACGATTTTAAAGCGGAAACTGCATGGGGTGAGAATCAGGTAGTATCTTCTGAATTTGATGCTGACATTGGACAACTCATTGACCAGGCATTAGCAAAAGTAGGCAAGCGTGGTAAAAAATCAGTAAGTACGCCAGGCAGCGATGAGATACCAAACACAGGTACACAATCAACCCTTAAGCCGTTCAAAGGATATAAGCGATGAGAGCGCACGAGTTTATTACCGAAGGTAATAAGGGAAAAGTATCTGACCGCCAACAGCAATCCACTGTTGGGTTAAATATTTTTGCAGCAACTCAATACGATAGAACATATGACTTGAATAGAGTTATGATGGCGGTTGCATCAACTGATGGCGAAATTATTCCTGATTTAAACCGCGAAAGCTGGGTAGGCAAAAACAATACTGCTCACCCCTATACTCAAGTAGAACAGGATATGTTAAAGATAGCATATAAAGCAGCCGGAATACCCTTTCAAGATTTGAACAAGGGTGATTTAGATAGCGAAGAACTAGATTCCACCCAAGACCAAAGCCCTATTAAGCCCTTTAAGGGATATAAGAAATGAGAGCTAGCGAATTTCTAAATGAAGGGGACAAAGGTAAGGTCCCTAAGAGACACAATACTGCTCAACCTGGCGCCTA